ACAAGAAAAGAATTATCGGGAGCATGAAATAAAGCCCGGCACTCCGAACCATAGGGAGCAGACACGCTTGGAACCTGTGCCACATTAGGATTACTGTGTGTACATCGGGATGTGACAGCACCCATAGTGTTAACCCTTCCATGTATTTTTCCTTCCTTCTCTAATTTGAGCCATGCTTGATTCCCCTCTGCTAGTTGACCAATGCGTTTCTGTATCATCAGATACTCAGACAGTAACTTGGCGTGTGGGTAGTCCAAACTACTCAGTACAGTTTCATCAACCTTAGGTTGTCCATTGTCTGTGTACAGTTGTGGTTGCCACCCGTACAAATCAATCAGTCTCTTTGCTATATGCTCCCTGCTGTTAGCATTGAACTCAGTATGTATTACTCTAGTGTACGACTGACCTTCAGTAAAATCACCTCTGGTCTTATCTTTGAATCTGAGTGTTCTCTTGGGAACTACTAAGCCTTTGTTAGTCCACCAGTTGCCGAACTCTTCCTTGAGATTCTTCTCCAAGTCTGACCTCTTAGCACACAACTCTCCGTATAGTTTCCTTGCTTTAGGAACATCGAATGAAAATCCATCTTCCTGTTGCTTGGTACATATAGTGGCTATGTCATGCTCTAACTTTACAGCGTCACCAGAATACTTAACCCTCTTCATCTGTTTGAATAGGTGGGCAGTTACCTCAACATCCTGTATACAGTAGTCACTCATTTCCTGTGACCATGTGGACCAATCGCTAGTGTCACCATAGTCACCCTTGAGTACATTCAATCGTAGACCCCACGCCTTAAGGCTATGACTTCCAATCAAGTTCTTATTGTTATAAACCCAAGGAACTTTCTTCTTCAGAGCATTGAAGTCTTTCTCTCGTATGTCAGGGTGCATGAGTCTACTAAGCACTAACGTATCTATAACCTTCTGGTTTGTTAGCTTGAATACTTCAAACAACCCTGAGTCTACTTTCTGTAAGGCAGGGATGTCGAACCCAATGATGTTATGTCCTACAATCATGTCTGCTCTGTTAAGCATCGAAATTGCTGTGTCTATTAGGTTAGTCCTATTGTCATATACTTTAGTCCATCCGTTGTCTAAGTCATGTATGCCGATGCAATGAATCTTTAGGTCTTCCTTATCCAACAACCCATTAGTTTCAATATCGAATACCAACCTCATTAGTATTCAGCTTCAATATCGTCAGCGAGATACCTTAACTCCTCAACGATTCCTCTAACTGCCTTGACATCAAGCATGTTATCTTTAGGGTATGTATCTATTACCTTGTTACGAATGTCATCCCACGAGATAAACATATCTCCAACCCACAATCCACCTTCATTAATCTCTAAGCTGCCCATTCGTTGTCCTCCATATCTACATTGCTGAAAGGGTCTGATGACCCGATGTCTACCGCATCCTCTTCGGATGTTGCCACTTCAATCATCCGTCCTGTGTTGATGTCATAGTTCAAGATGGAACAAACTCCTGTCTGCCCTGTCCATCTGTTTTTCAGTATCCTTACTGTGGTTGTGTTGGCTGCATCCCCAGACTGTTGGTCACGCTCACACCCAATAACTATGTCACTCAACTGACCGATAGCACCTGACCCTCTTAGTTGTGCCAAGGAAGTCTTAGCCCCATCTTCATGACCCTTATCTCCACTAGGTCTTTTAAGATGACTCACCAGTATCAATCCAATATTGAGTTCTTCTGCTAGTGACCTAAGGTTAGTCATTAAGTTGTCAATGATTCTCCGCTCGTCACCACCCTCCATACCACTAACACAAATTGATATGTGGTCCAGGGCAACGTACCCACACTCACCTGTGGTGGCTAAGAACCTAATCTTATTGAGTAGGTTATCCGTTTCGGTAGACCCCCAATGGTCATAGAGAAACACACGACCTGTACCTAAGGTATTGTCGAATGCCATCTTCAACTCTTCCTCTGATACATGTTCAGTACCCAGATGAAGCGGTTTGTTAATCGCCAACGACATCAACCCTAAGGCTGTCCTCTTGACGTTCTCTTCTAGGGCAATGTAGCCTATGCTCTCACCCTGATTTAACAAGTGGTGGGTGAACTCCCTCACTATCTGACTCTTACCAATCCCTGACCCTGCGGTCACAGTAACAATCTCACCTCGCCTAATCCCTTTGGTCATCTTGTTGATACCCTCGTAGGGGTATAGCTGAGATTCGGTCTTATCCTCTGTGCTTACCAAATCCCATAAGTCCTGCCCATTAAGTATGCCATCAGGTTGATAACTCTTAGCCTCCCATATAGCAGATGTCAACTCAGCTACCTTGTCATCTCTCAGCATATCGTTAGGGTCTTTCATCGGAAGGTGTGCAACCCTAGCTTTATTAGGTGGGAACAACTCAGCGCATTCCTTTGCTGCTAACTGCCCCGGCTCATCCATGTCGAAACACAGTACAACTTGGTCAAACTTACATAACCATTCAAGTTCCTTCTTGATGGATTTCTTAGCCCCATTTGCTCCGTTGGGTATACCAACTACAGGGAACTTGTTACCAAATATTTGACTGACTGTTAGTGTGTCTATCTCTCCCTCACAGACCACCACCATCTTACCTTTACCCTTAAACAACCATTGCCCATAGAGTCCTACTTCCTTGGTATCCCCTATGAATAAGAAATCCTTATTAGGAAATCTTACCTTCTGTGCTACACGACCCCCATCCTTGTAGTAGTTTGCTATCTGACAAGGCTTACCATTGAAGCTACCTCGCTCATACTTAAATTTCTGTGTGGTATCTAAGTGGATACCTCTATTATTAAGGGGTTGAATCTGTCCACCCTCTATTAAATCTACTGCCATCTTTGGTTTCCTTGTAGGTGTTTCGCTATTAGAACTTGCGGAGCGATGACCGCAACTAAAACAATACTCATGCCCATCGTCATAAACGCAGTTAGCATCTGACGAACTACAGCTAGGACATGAGGTCTTCATTATGAGATTTGACTCAGGGTATTCTTCCACCATAACTCTGCATCGAACTCCTCTCCTTTATCCCCGAACAAGGGGTGATTGATGACTTCTATTCTGGGGTACTTCATAGTCAAGCCTGCGGTTAACAACATCAATGAGGACAACTGCTCTTCGGAAGCCCCTGGACCACAAAGTCCTATGCCAATAGAGCAGTCGTTGTACCCCCTTGAGTGCGCCCCTGCCTGACTTATATCCCTACCTTTCTGTATCTCTCCATTCGCTGTGATAACAAAGTGGTAACCAATCCTCAGCCACCCTAATCTTCTATGTACTTTGTCAATCTCATTTGCTGTGCATGGACATATATCATTTACTTCCTTGACAACTATGAAATCAGTTGTTCTTCTCATTAGCCCATTCCTTTGGAAGACGCATCCTTGCGTACTTGAATCCATTCTTCTTACACCACTCAGCATTAGTTACCTTACTTGCCTGACCTTTGGCATCAGGATTCATGAAGATAAATCTAATGTCTAGGTCAGGGTGCTGTTTCTTAATTAACTTGTGCTTGGTGCGGTCATCACTATAAAAATATCCCTTGGTTTCAATGATGATTCCGTTGTCCAGAACAAAGTCTGGTTTGTAGAATCTCTTCTGTTCGTAGTCCACCCTAGTAGTTTCGTACTCGTAGTGAACACCTCGCATGATTAAATCTTCAGCGAACTCATACTCAAAGTTGCTCCTAAAAGTCTGACCCAGACTGTTCTGTTTCACCTTCTTCGGAGAATAAGTCTTCCCCCTGTGCTGCCTCTTGATATGCTTGCGTCTCATAGACTCCTTGTCCTGTTACTTCAGAGAATGGATTTCCTTCCGTTCCCCCTGCTAATTCAGTATTAATATCAACTACTTGCACAGAGGTAGGTTGCATCTTCACTCCACACATATTATTACCACTTTGAAACCAAGGTCTTGGTGACCATGCCACCTTGATTGTTGCCCCATTAGGGATGGACTTGATGTTGGTATCTCTCTTTGCCTTGGCATCGTAGATAGCAACCTTTGGTTCCCATATACCACCATCTCTAGTGGGTACTTCTGCCGCCTGCTTGAAGGTGAATGCCACCATGCCCGGAAAGTCATCAAGGAATGAGTACATTTGATGCACATTAATCTGACGTTTCTTCGGGTTCTCCTTCTTTACTTCTGCCATTTGTGAGTCCACTAAGGAATCACAGTAAGACATGAGGTCTACCGCATCCTCTTCTTTTAATAGAACTCTACCTTTGTAGGTCTTAGGTCCACCCTTGTATGAATCAGGTGTGATGAATGAACAGTAGTAAGCCTGTCCTGCGATTACTGAAAAGTTTTCTGTAGTTTGTGTTGTCATGAATTTCCTTATGGTATCTACGAATTTAGAATTGCTTCGACATCTATGCCTTCTGCTACTGCTCTGGCGTGTAAGTCAATTGGTACTGCTATATCTCTCATCTTTAAAATAGTGATTGTTGTTACTAATTGGTTGTGGTTTAACTGGTTAAACTCGGTATCAATTTTCGGTTTATAGTTTATAACTAGACTGTCCATTCTTTGCATCATCCTTATATTTTACATTAGTGTACAACTATTAGGCAAAGAAATACTTCGACTCTAATACTTGCTCTATATCTAAGTTACCTTTAGGTGGTGGGCTAGGTGTATCGTCACCTAATACTTCCCTTGCATGGGATGCGAACTCCTCTAGCCTGTCCACCCTATATATCTCCACGAAAGCCTCTCTTAGTAATGAACCTAGCTTGTCCGTATCGCAGGCGTGTGTGCCGTAGGAGTCGTGAATCATGGCGAATGAATCAATACCATTGTCCACACCCTTACATATAGTTAAAGTCATAGCACTCGCATCGTTACCGTGTACAAAGTTAGGTGCAATCCCATTCACCGCTCGTCTTTTGTCTATAGCCTTGAAGTTATCTATACGCAACTGAGGTTTAATAAGCACACCATCTATGTGGGTAGTGATTCTCCTCGCCACCGTATCAGGATACATCTGATGAATCCAAAACCCTGTTGGTGTCATCCATATAACAGGCAAGTTCTCCGCAGACAACGACTTACCAACAGCTTGTAGGTATGCCATTATCTTACGAGCCGCAGGCACAGCTTCATTGGCCGCATCCCATAGCAGATTAGATAAGTAGAGAACACCTTTGAACTGGTCATCTCCGAATACATCTTCATGCCCGGCGTCAATCATCTCGTTGATGTAATCCTGTATGTACTCTGAACAAGAGAACCTACTACCACCGTAAGGGATTACCATGATTGGTCGCTTCACGGTCTTCCTAGATGCTCCAAAGGCTAACCACAGTTGAGCCATAGGGTTATCAGCATCAGCTTCGACCTTCTCCCATAACTTCTCGTACACCATCTGATACATATCCTCTGGTGTATCACTAGGAACCAAACAAGTAGCCTTACCCCCTACCTCATCAAGACCCAAAGCACTAAGATGTTGTAGCCCATTGTTACGACCATCAAGCGCAATGGGCAAGTGGCTAACGAAACCCCACCCATCACGCTTAAAGCCTGCGTACTCAAAGCAAAATGCTAAGAACTGGAATGGGTCTGACGCATCACACCACCACGAATAACCCAACGGGTCCAGGGCAACCTTAAGGATAAACTCCTCATGCTCCTCAACCCATCGTTGTCGTTGGTCAAACGCCACCTTGTCGTTGCCAAAGGTGTTAGCACCTTGTATACACAACCAATGAAACGCTCTCTCAGAGTCGATAGGTTTACCCTTGGCAAAATGTAGCAATGCCTTGGTATAGTCTGTACCTTGGGGGTTTAAGAAACTGCTAACCGCATATTTTCTAGACCGAAAGTCGTTTTGATATACAAAGAACAACTCATCCTTATACTCTTTAGCCATTTGTATGGTGCGTATTAATGTTAACCGCTTTGATGCCATCTTAGCGTTCTTATTATACACCACACTAGCCCTACGCTTCCACATCTTGAACTGTTCTGCCTGTATCACAGACATATCTGCCTTGGCTAAGTCCTTGGGTAGTGGACAGGTTGGTATGGGAAGTGATTCCCTACTTGGTAACCCTGCCCAGGACCCCCCTCTATCCCACAACTGCTCTACTACAGACAGGACTGCTGTGTTAACACGCCAAGCTGTGTTTTGTAGCGCATTAATTGCCTTGTATTCCAACGGCATCTCATGGTTGTCGAACTCTTCTAAGATACACCTGTTGGTTGTCTTGACCAAAGGTAGTGGTCGTATATGTTCGCTCCAATAACCCCCTGAGTACACGCTTGTCCACTCCTTAGGTGGGATAATACAGGGTGCATAGGATGGACTTAGAGATTCCCCATTGCGATTGACCTCAGTCACCCACTCCAATGCACCCTTGGTAGGTTGAATGATAAGTTTAGACCTACGACCCTGCCCAATCTTACCTTTCTCTATTAAACCAGTAGTCCTTACGATAATGTCAAGCAACTTGCACCCTAGGTGTAGTTTCTCACTCCTAGACCAAGGCTCATAGGTAAGTAAGGCATGCTTGTTCATCGTATGTATAAGGTTATACCTCATATAATGCCTATTAGAGGTACGCTTACTGACCTGGACCTTGACTGCCCCATACAATCTAGGTTCCTGCTTCTTAAATAGGTCAAACTTAAACTCATCCTCAATGAACCCGGCTATCCTCATTGCCGTAGCTGTAAGGGCAGGGTTCAATGACATGTGGTCAATGGTTGTCTTAAGGGCAAGGTAAGCTGACACATCAGGCGATACCATATTAAGTAACCTAGCAGACTTGATTGAGTTACCTCGCCCGGCATTGCCAAGGAAGGTATCTTCAAGGTACTCAATGATACCCTGCTCAACTTCCCCTACTGTCTTCTTCATAAGGGATATACCACTAAGGTTATTACTTGGGAGGGATTGCTCTAAGTTCTTACGGTATCTTATGATACCCCTAGAACTCATCCTCTCTTCCAACTCTACCTGTCTGTCATATAGAACCCTTTTGGCTAGAGTGTCCATTTGGTGTCACCCCCCT